CCTTCAAGGATTGCGCCTATCTCCTCATCCGTCAGCGGCTTGCGCTGTGGTGGGGTGGTGTAATAACGCTTGAGCATCCATTCCATAACATCACGCGATACAAACTGTCGTGTGTTTTCGTATATTTCTTGCTCAAGGTCGTCTAATGTCGCCACAGGCTCCTGCCCTACTGGCTCAAAAAATCCTTCATTGTTTACATCCATGTCTTACTCCTTAATGCCGTGGACGGCTTCGATTGCTCGGGCGAAAGAACGGGCTTCAAAGTTTGTCGGATTGCTGTTGTGCCAGATGCGCTCGATCTGCTCATCCGTCAACGGCTTGCGTTGTTGTGGCATTGCCTGATAAAGCAAATCACGAAAAAAATCTATTGGTAGCGTCACTTCTGCTGCGCCTTCTGCGCGTTGCAGATGAGACGAAATGATTTCTTTTGAAATTAGTTGCATTTTTATTCCTTGATGTTGTGCATAGCCTCAACAGTCCGAACTAAATATTTTTTAGCAACGGTGGTGTTGTACTTATTTAAGTTTTTTAATGGGATGCTGTCTATTTGTTCTTGAGTCAGCGGCTTGCGTTGTTGTGGTGTGGTGTAGACAGGGAAGGCCTCAATTCCGTCAACACCGACTTCACCTTTGCGGCAAACCTCGTAGCCGTCGTCAGCATCCACATCACCATCTTGAGTAATGCGCTGTGCGGCCCAGAACTTTAGGTATGCCACAGGCTCACCCTGCTCTTGCTTTGGTGGTGTGGTGTAGAGAGGGCGCATTTGTCGAGCGTCTTCGTCAACTGGATATTCACGATTCAATCGGTCAAGTTCCATCATTGCTTCGTCTTTGTTCAGAAACAAGCGAACGGGGCCATGCAGCCAATGCAACCACGCCACAGGCTCACCCTGCTCTTGCTCCATCACGCACTCAATGCAACTGCAATATGAAGTACCGCAGTTTTGTGGGCGCTTCTGCTCTTGCTTGGCTCCCATGTTCTTAACAAAATCAATTAGGTTCTGTGATTCTTCCGAGTTAAGTCGATGCCAGAATTTAAGCTCACTTGCAAGAATCCCACGCAATAAAAATTCATCTGGCTCGCCCTGCTCTTGCTTGGCTAACTGCGCCTCAAGTTCTTTAATGCGAGCCATGTGTTCGCGCAAAGATTCTTGCGTTGCTTCTAACAGCGACCAGTCTTGTTCTTCCTTGGCTAGTGCTTCTTCTAGGGCTTTGATGGCTGCTTGATGCGCCACTTCTAATGCCACAAGACCTTGAATTCGCGCAAGCCTTGATGGGTAATTTCCGTACAAAGACTCAGCTTCTCTGGCTTCGTTTGAAACCAGATCAACAGAGTTGATTAACGCCTCAAGCGCCAGCTTCATTGCTTCTTTACTCATAGCGGTGCATCCTCATGGTTGTCAGGGTTAAACTTAGGCACACGAGTACCACGGTCCAGTGGGTTAGGGAATGGGGGAAAGGGCCATGTGTTCATGCTTCACCTCTTGCTCGGATTGCTGCGCGATATTTTTCAACGCCATCACGATAAGATTTATATTCAGCCATCGTTGCAAACATTGCAGGCGATTTTGCTAAGTCATACTCTATCGACTCACACGCCTCACGCTCATTTAAAATTGCAGCGCGTGTTTCTGCGGCTGTAACTATTTGAAAGCGCTCTCTTAACGCCTCACGCTCTTTAGCTGCTACCAGTTTGGCAAAACGCGTCAATACTGCGCGATAAATATCATCCGAAAAATATGTCCCGTCTACTTTTAACCCAGCTTCTCTAGCCATCTCAATGATTTCATCTTGTTTCATTCTTTGATCTCCTTGACCCAGTGGGCGAAACTGTCCTGCGTGTCTTTGCCAAAGGGCAACAGGTTCACGCGCTTACTGGCTTCGTCAAGTGCTGCGTTCCAGCCTGCACGAAACACGATCTCGGCCATGTCTGACGGGTTCATGTCGAACTCGCCAAACTGGTCCATAAAGTAGTTTTTCATTTTCATGGGGGCTCCTATTAGTTCGGGGGCGCGATGGCCTTATCAGATTCCATTTTCAAAGCGGGGCGTCCCCGTTTCTTCGGGGGCGCGATTGCCTTATCAGATTTCACAGGCAAAAGTGAATCGTGAATTGCAGGGGCTAAAGTTTCAATGATTCCCAAAACCTCAATCAATCGAAAAACTGAGGCATTGGGCTGACGTTCACCGCTGATCCATTTGCGAAACGTGGGAACGGGTACGCCCAGATATGCAGCGGCTTGAGATTCGTCAAAGTTCAAACGGGCGCGGAGATCAACGAATAGGGGGTTTTTAGAGGGTTTTTTATCAGTCATAAGGGGTTGCCTAGGTTAAGGGTCAAAAAAGCCCCACAGAGGCTAATCTGTGGGGTTGTGGGTTAGAGGTCTAAAAGATCAGCGAGTAGGGCGGCGACAATGATTGCCACTGATACGCAAAGAATGTGCATCATCTCCGCGCCTCACTTCGCCCTTGTTCAATCAATCGGCGACATTCTGGAACGTCCTTCGGGTTTTCACTGGATAGCATAGCGCGGAGCTTTTCAGCCACTGCGCGTGCTTGGTCAATCGTGTAAGCCTGTTCGTATTTGCGCCCCGCTCCGATGTATGCGGATTCTGTGTGATTCATAGTTGCCCCTTGAGAAGTTTTGCGGCTTCACGTTCTAGTCGTTCGGCTTCTTTTTCGTGTTGATACATTGCAGAGCATGAGTGCCTGAGAAAATTCTCACTTTCGGCGCGGTGCCATTGGGCACGGGCTAACAGGGTGGCGGCTTGATGGTTCATTTCAAAGCCTCATTCAGTAAACATTGAGCGGTGTCAATGTCACCGGCTGCGAGTAGATCAAGGGCGGCACGAATTTGCTTTTTCAATCCGGCAACTGTTGCCGCTGGTTTTTTAGGCGTGCTCAAAAACTCGGGCACATAGTCAGGATTGACATCCTCGACACATTCAGGGATTGACGGGTCAAGCATGGGCGCGGGGTTGTAATAGCTGTCGCAATCGTGCTTGATTTTGTGTTGCATCCCGTCAAACTGAGTGTTAAACAGAGACACATAGTCAGAGGTGCTCATGCCAGCACGAAACTCAGGGTAGTACCTCGATAAGTTTTTGCTACTCAGTGCGAGGGGTTTGTGCTTTTTAGGCTTTGCCAGTGCATCACGCACCAATTGAGCATTGTGGGGTTGAACTTTGAAACGGGTTGATTCATGGGTAAATTCAATCATGGTGTTTTCCTTTTAAACCTTTGAAACGTCGAAACAGAAAGAAAAGCCGCGCCCATCGGCTGAGTCGCCATAACGCATGTTAGACAAATCCCAATCTAGCCCGTTTTTCTTGACCAGTTCTTTAACGGCTGAGAAATGCGATAAAACCTCGTTTTCATCGTAGGGAAAAGAAATAGTTGCCTCAAAACCTTTGCGATCACCCCATCCGGCGGTGTAGGCTTTGATCCGTGCTCCACGGGAATTGGTGGGATTGAGAAACTTGGTGTGAATTGCGATCATGTTTGATTACTCCTAAAAATTACAAGTTACAGGGAAAAAGCTAAAACGGTCAAAAGATACATTAGGGCGGCAAAAGCAAAAGCGCCCCCAATGATTGCCAAGGGCGAAGGCTCGCCAGTGTTCAATGGTTCAGGGTACATCTCGATGTAGGTTAGTTTGTGGTTTGAGTGTTTCATGGTTTTACTTTCTTTACGGGTTACAGGTTAGGGTAGAGAGACAAAACGACAGTGAGTTCAAGCACTGCACCACAGAGGCACACGAAGGCAATCACAATCTCGGTTTCGTATTGGTTCCAGAATTTACGCATTACAGTTACTCCTTGTTAAGATGAACCCATTGTATCAGATATTTCTAGTGTGTCAACCCCAATGGGTGAATTATTTGCTAAGTATTTTCCCTAACCCAATGGGTAAAGTCTAAAAGTGTCAGTGCGTCAGTTGTGACTTACAGAGGGTAGAGGGATTTTGAGATTCTGGATTTCTAGTGCTTTTTAAAAAGTCGTATATTTTTTGCCTCGCCCGGGCGGAGACACAATCGTACCACTTCACCCCCTTTTCCTTGAATCCGTTACCCAGTGGGGAATTCCCTGACCCATTGGGAAATTCTTTAAAGGGAAACACCTGACCCAATGGACACGCAAAAAAGCCCCAATGAACCATTGAACACTTGACCCAATGGGACATTGAATGAGAATCATTATCACCCAGTGGGATTGGAATCGGGATTCCGATTCAGTGATTCAGGGGGAGGGGAGGGCCGACGGATTCGGCTGACGGCTTTGGATGGGTCCGCGAACAATTTTTTATTTTTTCAAATTAACCCTAGACCCAATGGGTTTACAATGGGTTCAATTGCACCACGTAGACACCAAACCAAACCTGTGGTAGATTCAGTACCACTATGGAAGCATTGAACCCCAATCCTGTAGGCGCAGATGTCGCACATCAACCTAACCAACTCGAACTACCCAGTTGGCTCGAACCTGCCCCTCTAAAACCTTCACCCGAAGGTAGAGCACTCGCATTGGCTCAGTATGAGCACATCTTCATGCGAGTCATTGAATCCATCTCGCACGGTAAGTCGCTGTCACAGATTCTCAAAGACGATCAGCGTGACATTGACTACAACGACTTTTACCGATGGATCAAGAAAGACCCAAACCGTAATCAGTTGTTTGCCGAAGCGCAGGAGATGCGTACCGAGTTCATGGCTGGCGAGATCATTGAGATTGCCGATGCCGATGACTCGTTGGAGGACGTGCAGCGTTCCAGATTAAAGATCGACACTCGCAAGTGGCTCATGGGAGCGCACAACCGTAAGAAGTACGGCGAGACTAAAACTGTCGAGTTGGGCGGGTCCATATCTATCACCGATGCGCTGGCACAGGCTAGGGCTAGAGTAATCGAGGCCGAAGTGATAGATGTAACCCATCGGGAGATTGATTGATGCAGAAACCCATTTACTCGGCAGACGAGGAACAGATACTGATGTCGCAACTGTGGAGTCCACAGATTGCCGATAACCCAGAAACATTTGTATTGTTTGCGTTCCCTTGGGGTCAGAAGAACACACCCTTGGAGCACTTCAAAGGTCCACGGGCATGGCAGCGTAGAACCCTTCGTAAGATTGCCGACCACATCAAAGCTAACCGTGGACAGATTGACATGGATGCGTTAAGACGATCCGTGTCGTCTGGTCGTGGTATTGGGAAATCGGCATTGGTGTCATGGCTGATATTGTGGATGCTGAGTACACGTATTGGCAGTTCAGTCATCGTGTCGGCTAACAGCGAGAACCAGCTTCGTACCGTCACATGGGGTGAACTGACTAAGTGGGCCACCATGAGTATCAATAGTCACTGGTGGGAACCGTCAGCTACCAAGCTGGTTCCCGCACAGTGGTTGACCGAGTTGGTCGAGCGTGATCTGAAGAAGGGCACGCGCTACTGGGCTGCTGAGGGTAAGCTGTGGAGTGAAGAAAACCCTGACTCGTATGCGGGTGTCCACAACCACGACGGCATGATGGTGATCTTTGACGAGGCCAGCGGTATTCCTGATGGCATCTGGTCAGTGGCTGCTGGCTTCTTTACAGAGAAGATTCTGGATCGTTACTGGTTCGCGTTTTCCAACCCCCGCCGAAACAGCGGGTACTTCTTTGAGACATTCCACGGCAAGCGTGCGTTTTGGGACGGTGAGATCATTGACGCCCGTACCGTTGAGGGCACGGACAAGTCTATTTATGACCAGATCATTGCGGAATACGGTGAAGACTCGATCCAAGCCCGAGTCGAGGTCTATGGTGAGTTTCCCGCAGCAGGTGAAGATCAGTTCATCTCGCCCGTTGTCGTTGAGGATGCGTTCAAGCGTGAGAAGTACAAAGACATGAGCGCACCCGTGATCATCGGTGTTGACCCGGCCCGTGGCGGCATGGACAGCACGGTGATCTTGGTCAGGCAGGGTCGTGACATCGTGGCGATCAAGCGGCTCAAGGGTGAAGACACCATGAGCGTCGTGGGTCACGTGATTGATGCCATCGAGGAGTACAAGCCTGCGCTGACCGTGATTGACGAGGGTGGTCTTGGATACGGGATACTTGACAGATTGACCGAGCAGAGGTACAAAGTGCGCGGGGTGAACTTCGGCTGGAAAGCCAAGAACCCTGTGATGTGGGGTAACAAGAGGGCTGAGATGTGGGGCGCGATGCGCGACTGGCTCAGGACCGCTTCGATCCCCGTAGATCGGCAACTCAAGAACGATCTGGTCGGCCCGATGAAGAAGCCCAACTCGGCTGGCACGATCTTTCTAGAGGGTAAAAAAGAGATGAAGTCCCGTGGTTTGGCATCCCCCGATGCCGCTGATGCACTGGCCGTCACATTCGCTTATCCCGTTGCCAGCCGTGGGGAGTACAATTCCCGTAACACAACGCGCACGGTCAGTATGGACCGAAGCGCATCATCTTCTTGGATGGGGTCATAATGCCTTTGAAAAAATCTGCATCAAAACCTGCGTTTCGTGCCAACGTAAAAGCCGAGATTGCAGCAGGCAAGCCCGTCAAACAAGCCGTTGCGATTGCCTATTCAGTCAAGCGCGAAGCCCAGAAACCAGCCGCGAAAAGTAAAAAATGACCCTCAAGGCCAACCAAAACTGCGTCATCATCGAGCCGGATGTTGAGAAACACGAACTGTTCATCATCCCGCCGGGCGACAAATGTGAAACTGGTATCGTCGTTGCCATTGGTCCTGACTGCAAAGATGTCGCAGTTGGTGAACACGTATACTTTGGCGTGGGGCAAGAATTTAAGCACGATGGCAAAGAATATATCGTCATGCGCGAACCTCACATCTTAGGAGTCTTGGAACATGACTGACGTAACCGGCATCAATGCCGCAGCCAACGTAGCGGCTGGTGGCAAACCTAAAAATTCAGCTTCAGACATTCTGACAGTTGCTCGTAGCCGCCTCGATATGGCGGTGTCTGCACTTGCCGAGAGTCGTGAAGACGAGATCGACGATCTGCGTTTTTATGCTGGCTCACCTGACAACCACTGGCAGTGGCCTGCCGACGTGCTGGCTACTCGTGGCGCTGTGCAGGGTCAAACGATCAACGCACGTCCCACTTTGACGATCAACAAGCTGCCTCAGCATGTGCGTCAAGTCACCAACGATCAACGTCAAAACCGCCCCGGCGCTAAAGTCATTCCTGTGGATGACAACGCTGATGTGGAAGTGGCAGACATCTTCAACGGCCTGATTCGTCACATCGAGTACATCTCCGACGCTGACGTGGCCTACGATACCGCTTGCGAGAACCAAGTGGCGTATGGTGAAGGCTACATCCGTTTGCTGACAGAGTATTGCGACGACAACACATTCGACCAAGACATCAAGATTGGCCGTATCCGTAACAGCTTCTCGGTCTACATGGACCCGCTGATCCAAGACCCAACTGGCGCAGATGCCAAGTGGTGCTTCATCACGGAAGACCTGACCAAAGCGGAATATGAGCGTCAATACCCTGATGCAACACCTATTTCGACATTGCAGTCCCTTGGTGTTGGCGATCAGTCAATTTCCAACTGGCTCAACGAAGACACCATCCGTATTGCCGATTACTACTACATCGACTACGACAAAGCCACTCTGAACCTGTACCCCGGCAACCAAACTGCCTTTGAAGGTACACCAGAAGACAAGATGCTCCGAGAGCATTTTGGCAAGCCTGTCAACAAGCGTGTAGCAGATCGTGCAAAGGTCAAACATTGCAAGATCAACGGCTACGACATCCTTGAAGAAAACGACTGGGCTGGCAAGTGGATTCCTGTGATCCGTATTGTCGGCAACGAATTTGAAGTCGATGGTCGCTTGTACGTGTCTGGCCTTGTGCGTAACGCCAAAGATGCCCAACGCATGTACAACTACTGGGTTTCGCAAGAAGCCGAGATGTTGGCCTTGGCCCCCAAAGCCCCATTCATCGGGTATGGCGGTCAATTTGAAGGCTACGAAGACAAGTGGAAGACCGCCAACACAAACAATTGGCCTTATCTGGAAGTCAATGCTGACGTTACAGACGGTCAAGGTGGTGTTTTGCCGTTGCCACAACGCGCACAGCCACCAATGGCCTCATCTGGCCTCCTGCAAGCCAAATCAGGCGCTGCTGAGGACATCAAATCCACTACAGGTCAGTACAACGCATCTTTGGGCATGGGTTCCAACGAGCGTTCTGGCAAAGCGATTTTGGCCCGTCAGCGTGAAGGCGACGTGGGCACATACCACTACGGTGACAACTTGGCTCGTGGCGTGCGTCACATTGCCCGTCAAATCGTGGACTTGGCCCCCAAAATCTACGACACACAGCGTATTGCCCGAATCATTGGTGAAGACGGTGAGACAAAAATGGTCAAGATCAATCCTGACCAAGCAATGCCAGTCAACAAGATCGTTGACGAGCAAGGTGTCGTGATCGAGAAGATTTACAACCCCGGCGTTGGCAAATACGACGTTGTTGCAACCACCGGCCCCGGCTACGCTACCAAGCGTCAAGAGGCATTGGAAGCAATGGCTCAATTGCTCCAAGGCAACCCACAATTGTGGGCTGTTGCAGGCGATTTGTTCGTCAAGAACATGGATTGGCCGGGCGCTCAAGAGATGTCCAAGCGGTTTGCCAAGACAATTGATCCAAAAATCTTGGCTGACGATGACAAATCGCCACAATTGCAAGCTGCTGAACAGCAGATCGAGGCAATGGGTCAAGAGATGCAGCAAATGCACCAAATGTTGATGAGTGTCCAAAAATCTATGGAATCTCGTGACGTGCAAGTCAAGGAATTCAAAGCTGAAGTGGACGCATATAATGCAGAAACACAACGATTGAAGGTTGTTCAGGCCAGCATGTCTCCTGAGCAGATTCAAGACATCGTGATGGGCACAATTGCTGCGGCTTTGGACACTGGTGACTTGATCGGCCAGATGCCTCAAAACAGTGAATTGGGTGAAACTGAAGAAATGCCCGGTCAACCCGAGCAGCCTGAGATGCAAATGATGCCACCACAAGGGATGCCACAATGAAAGCCTCAGAATTCGTAGGTATGCTGTTTTTGGCCCGAGATGTGACCCACTCGGTGCATCTGAACACCCGCAGCTACTCGAAACATAAAGCACTTGGTCATTTTTACGAAGATGTGATTGAGTTGGCTGACAAATTCGCGGAAGCCTACCAAGGCCGTCATGGACTGATTGGTCCAATTGACCTACATTCGGCTAAAAAGACCAACAATGTCATGGAATTCATGCAAGATCAACTTGCTGACATTGAGAAAGGTCGCTACGATGTGTGTGAAAAGGCAGACACTCCAATTCAAAACATCATTGATGAAATCGTTGGGTTGTATCTGTCTACAATCTACAAACTGAGATTCCTAGCATGACCACACCATACGCTTCGCAAACCCAGTACGGCAAGACCGAAGCGTTTGATCTTCAGGTATCGCGCGGGCAGGTGCAAGGACACTCTGCGGTTTTTCGCAGCGCTTATTCCACCTTGGTCACAACTGGTCAAAATTATGCGGTTTGGAACCGCGCTGCAAATTACAGCTTTCCTGCTTCCGCATCTGTAATGACGCTTTCCAGTTCAGCAACTGGCGACACAACGCAATCGGTTTTGATTACGGGGCTGGACGCAAACTACTTGGTGATTAGCGAAGTTTTGGCCTTAAATGGTCAAACTGCTGTGACTTCTACCAAGTCGTTTTTTCGCGTGAACGACATGTTGGTGCTTACGGATTCTCCGACAGGTAACATCTACTTTGGCACTGGTGCAGTGTCAACCGGTGTGCCAGCAAACGTGTATGGCTTTATTTCAGCGGGTGACAACTCAATGATGCTAGGCGCGTACACTGTGCCTGCGGGTCATACGCTGTACATTCAAGGCGGCAGCGTAAATTGCTCTTTGGAAAACCAGAACAAGCTGGTCACCATAAACTTCAACACAACAATTGCTGGTGTTCGTTATGCAGCGGCTAAAATCATCTCAAATGGTGGATATCAGCATTACCCATACACGCCTCCTTTGGCCGTGCCTGAGAAATCTGATTTGTTGGATACAGCTACCACTACAGATGCTACGGTGTCCACGGTAACAGTCAACTTATCTGGCATCTTGATCAAAAACTCAACGGGGTATTAAAATGGCTCTCTACAAACAAGGCGCGGCTGACGCGCAAATCAAAATTGGTGGCGGCAAGCTGTACGGCGTGTTCGTGTCGAGCACTACCAGCGGCACATTCGCTCTGTACGACAGCGCGACTGCCAGCACCAGCGACCCTAAGATCGCAGCAACTGTGACTGTCGCGGCAGGCACTCAATATCTCAGCTTTCCCGCAGGTATTTGGTTCAGCAATGGTCTGTACATCGACATTGCCAACACCATCGAGTACACTGTAGTCTACGAATAAGGACCAATCATGGCCGTTTTTCTCTCCCCTGTGGGCGGCGTCGCGGCCCAGTTCTTTTCAAACAACGGCGTACCTTTGTCTGGTGGCAAGCTGTATAGCTATGCTGCTGGTACAACCACACCGCTCGTTACTTACACCAGTTCAAGCGGTGGTACAGCTCATACCAACCCGATCATCTTAGACTCTGCTGGCCGTGTGGCAAGCAGTGGTGAAATCTGGTTGCAAGACAATACGCAATACAAGTTTGTGCTCAAAGATTCTAACGAGGTGTTGATCGCTACATACGACAACATCAACGGAATCAATAGCAATTTTTCAAACTTTATTTCTCAAGAAGAAGTTCAAACTGCTACCGCTGGCCAAACCGTATTTACTTTGGTCAACCCTTATGTGGTTGGCGCTAACACGTTAAGCGTGTTTGTCGATGGCGTAAATCAATACGATGGTTCGGCTTACGCTTACGTAGAGACTGACGCAAACACAGTTACCTTTACTTCTGGGCTTCATGTAGGTGCATTGGTTAAGTTTACGACTGTTCAATCGTTGACGACTACACAATCTACCACTGCTGCTCTGGTAACTTACACGCCAGCAGGCACTGGCGCAGTTACAACCACAGTACAAGCTAAGTTGCGTCAGACTGTCAGTGTTATTGACTTTGGTGCAGACCCCACAGGTACATCAAACGCAACCACTGCGTTCACTAATGCGTTAGCGGCGGGTCAAAACTATGACTTGGGTGGTGGAACGTACTTGATTGACTCACTGACAATCCCAGATTGCACTATCACCAACGGCACTTTAAAACTAACAGCTAACTCAAGGTTAACCGTAAATACCGGATGTACCTTTGATGGCGTAACCATTGACTGTCAAGATTTGGCGGTTAACGTAGCGGCAATTTATGTTTTTGGCGGTAAATTTAATTTCCACAACTCTGAGATCACAAACATCGATTCGTCCGTTGCTGTTGCGGCTCAGTATGGCATCATCCTTAAGATGCAGCCAAGCACAGGGTTGGACCAAGTTGAGTTTAGTATCCGCGACTCAAAATTTTCTAACATCACCAACACTGATGACGGCGCTCCAGCGGGGTCTGGATTCTGCGGCGGTGTGTTTTTCTTTGGTGATGAAGCATCTCTGTCAAACTACACAAAGCCTTGCAGCGGCGTAATTGACAACTGCTCATTTGACAACATCTACACTCAGACTGGCAGCGGCGCGACGATTGATAATTGCGATGCTGACGCCATTCGATTCTATGTAGACGCATGGACCGCTTCGTTTAACGTAATCTTCCCCGTAACCATTTCAAATTGTCGATTCAAAGACATTCAAAAGTCTTGCATTAAAAATGCAGGTGGTAACGGCATGACAGTAAACGATGCCTACGTTGACGCAAACCGCACTGATTTCACAATGTTGGCAGCGATTCGTATTCAAACAGCATACGATTGCATCATCAACGGGCTTACTTTCAACGGCAATGTGAAGTACCTTTACGCTTTGTCAACAAAGCGGTGTCAAATCAACGACACGAACACAACTTTGTCCAGCGATATTGAGCAAGGCGTATTCTTTCAGCTCACAAGCACAGCGTCTTACGGCGTAATTGTGAACGGTGGCGTATGGCACGGTGTCACAAGATTGCTTGGTACAAACGTAACATCTACGGCGTTTGCACCACAGAGTGTTCTTCTTTCAAACATCTTAGGTGGCTCGGTCACTAGCCCTAGCAGCCCGTACATCTATGCTGCGTATTTTGATGATTTGAAATTAGACAACGTCCGTTTTTCAACCACATCTGTTTTAGACGTGGTTTCTTTGCTAGACAGCACAAACACAACAATTACCAGTTGTAATTTTGTAAGCGCACGTAGAGCAATTGCAATGGACGTAAATAACGTTGCAACAGCAAACTTGAAAATTACAGATTGTGATTTTGAGACAACTGGCGTAGGCATTGGGTACAGATTGGTGTCTATCAGACCTACTTCTGGAACACAGTTGACCCCAGACGGCGTGTTTATTTCTGGCTGTAAATTGACAAGAACGTCATATACGTCGTCCACAAATGATGATTTTCTTTTGCTTCAGGCAAGCAATGTGAAGATAGACAATATTCAGATGGTGCTGAAACACGGCGCAGGTGAATACGCTTCTACAACAGCTATGCAGTTGGTTAGCTGTACGAAAGTGCAGATTACAAACATTAGCTATACATGTGACTTTACGTTTAACGCTGGCTGGGCGGGATGGACAGCGTTGCTTAACTCTTGCACATACGCAACTGTTTACAACATACATGGCGGCTGCCGCAGAGGTGTTGAATTTACATCGACTAGCAATTGCACATACAACAACATTGCAGCCGTTGTAGGTGAAACAGTGACTAGCGTAACTGGCGGCACAAACATCGTTGCTGGCGCGGAACTTAACGCAGTCCTATGACAAACAAGGCTATTACAGCTCTGACTTCTGCTACCACGCCTTTGGCTGGTACAGAAGTTCTCCCGATTGTTCAAAGCGGAGCCACTGTAAAAGCTACGGTGGCTGCTTTAACTGCGGGGAGGGATGTCACGGCCAAAACACTTGCGCTTGATGCGATAACTTACGCTAACTTCCCTGCGCTAACTTTAGCGGCGGGGACTGAGACTTCTCGAAAATACCAAATGGGTATGATTACAGGAGGCAAGTGGGCGCTTTATGAAAGCGTTGGCCCCACAAAGTTAGTAGAAGTAGATAGCACAGGCAACACGACTGTTTCTATTGGCAACCTAGTCATTGGCACATCGGGCAAAGGCATCGACTTTTCAGCCACCGCTGGTACTGGTACAAGCGAGTTGCTGGCTGACTATGAAGAAGGTACTTGGGCTCCAACACAGGGTGCTGGACTTATCGTTGTGGGGGCTTTTTCATCTTCGGGAACCTACACAAAAATAGGCCGACAGGTTACAGTTGTAGGGATCATCTCTGGTGCTACAAGTGTTGCGACAACATCAGGTGGTGTGATGGTGGCAGGGCTTCCGTTTACACCATTGTCTTATTGTGACGGTACAGCCAATAACGCAAACGCCACATCTGGAAGCATTCTAGCTATTAATGCAACCACCTCGATTTATTCAGTTTCGGCAATAGCTGCTACAGCAAGTATCAGATTTGCTGCGACTTATTTCACCTAAGGATAAATATGGCACTGACCACCGTTTCTTGGGGCATGATTGATACTAAATCTGTCACAGCCACCGACATATCTTCTGCTGCAAATTCCGTAAACACAATAGGCAAGTATGCTGGTTTGTATGTATGGGACACAACAAATAACCGACTAATGAGATCTTCTGGTGCATTGGCAACATCACCATGGTATGTCGTAGATGGGTCTGCATCTGTTACACCAGCATAAGGATCAACATGCTTGAAAAGAAAATTACAGTTGATCAAATTGAGATCATCATTGGTGATTTTGTACAAGTACGCACTCGGACCGCTGTTTTGGAAGACGGTGTAGAGTTGATCAGCGCCTTGCATCGCCATGTCATAGCGCCTGGCGAATGTACAGAAGCCGAAGACCCAAAGGTTCAGGCTATCTGTGCGGCAGTTCATACGGCTGAAGTTGTTGCGGCATACCAAGCAGAACAGGCTAGAATCGCAGCAGAACAAGAAGCTCAACGCCTCGCGGCAGAAGCACTTGCACAAACACAAGAAATTCCAGCATAATGCTGACAAAACCGTATCGGCGAGGTTCACCGAGGAATCGAAAGGTTCATTAAATGACTGATGAAGTCCAAGCCTTAGCGGAAGTTGACTCCGCGTCTGCACCAGAAGTGACGGCCACTCCTGAAAGTGTCGAAAGTACGCCGGAAGTCGTCGAGACTCAAAACGAACAAGCCACAGAGGAAAAAAAGTACTCTCAAGCTGAAATCGATGCGATGATCGGCAAACGCCTCGCAAGAGAGCAACGTAAGTGGGAACGAGAACAATCTGCCCGACAAGCACCTGTGCCTGTCGCACCTGCGGAAATCCCGACTGCGGATCAATTTGAAAGTCCCTCCGACTACGCGAATTTCATTCGTGCGGAAGCTGAAAAACTGGTTCAACAGCAGGAAGTCCACAAGTACAGGCAGTCAATCGAAGACTCCTATGCTGACCGTGAAGAAGCGGCGATGGATAAATATGATGACTTCGAGCAAGTTGTCAAGAATCCAAACCTGCCAATCAGTGACGCAATGGCTGAAGCGATTAAGTCCTCTGACGTTGGCCCTGATGTAGCTTACTACCTCGGAACCAATATCAAGGAAGCCGCACGTATCTCAAAACTGTCGCCACTCATGCAGGCAAAAGAGATTGGAAGAATCGAAGCTAAATTAAGTGACAATCCTCCAGTCAAAAAGACAACTTCAGCGCCAGCCCCTATTTCGCCTGTCACTGCACGCTCCACTGGAGTGTCAGCTTTCGACACCACCGATCCTCGGTCTACCAAGACTATGAGTGATTCGGAATGGATCGAAGCCGAACGCAAGCGTCAGATGAAAAAATGGCAGGCACAAAACCGCTAACCCTTTGAAAGGACTCAAATGTCTAATAGCATCTTAACCATTGACATGATTACCCGCAAATCGCTGGAAATCTTGGAAAACAACCTCGTTCTTACCCGTAACGTGAACCGTCAGTACGACGACAGCTTCGCTGTTGAAGGCGCTAAGATCGGTTCTACATTGCGTATCCGCTTGCCCGACCGCGCTCTGGTGACTGACGGTGCTGCCTTGCAAGTGCAAGACGACAACGAACAGTACACAACTTTGACTGTGAACAACCAAAAGCACATCGGTGTCAACTTCACATCTGCTGAATTGACCATGC